GCGCTTCCACCTTAACTTGTGTGAGTTCAGCGGACAGGCTCTTGTGCCCGGCTGTGAACACAACGTTATTCGTCCACATTTTGAAGACCCCGCTAGTGACCCAAGTGTTGTTCGTTGCGTCTTTCAGACTCAGAATCATCACCCCCGATAATTCTGAAGTCCCGTCGTCGATATCGATGGGGAACTCAGAGGTGGAGTACGACACTGCTGTTGCGGTGTTGTGTTTCAAATTCACTGTGCTGGCCACATACCCGCTGGTTTCCAGACCTCCACTATCACCCAGAGTTACGATTGGCGATCCGGTTCCGTTCGACGAGACGCCCTCGAAATTGATGAGAATTTGCGTTGTTCCTGACGGCACCAAGGTGAACAAAGCATCAGCGCCACCCGACACATCAACATCAGTTGTGACCGCATTCGCGCCGCCATCGTTCACGAACGAGAGTGAGCCAGCTCCATTTGTGCTCAAAAGCTGTCCGTCACTGCCGTCAGCATCCGGCCATTCGAGGCTGGCATCTCCCAATTGAACATGCCCGACCCCTTTGCCCTGCAACAACAAACCAACATTGGAGTCGCCCCCAGTGGCTTTAATTGAGGGAGTGGCTGTCGTCGCACTATTGGTAATTAAAATATGATTAACCGCACTGGCACTGGTTACAAACTCGACCAGCTGGTTGCCGCTGCCGTCCACGATGTCATAAGTCTGGACATCGAGATCACCACCAAGCTGCGGGGTACTGTCTTGAACCATTGAGGTGTGAACTTCTGCTGCCGAAGCCGCCGCAGGCCTGCCCGACATTAACTGCCAGATATCATTGCCGGAATCATAGGAAACGATGATCCGTTCACCCGCTTCCAAATCATTGGCAGATAGGCTGGTTCCCACCGCACGCCGGATTTCCTTCGCCCCGGTGTTGGAGATATTCAACGTCGGTGATGCGCCGCTTGCGGGCGTCAACTCAACAAGGAACATCATGCCATCTTCAAGCGCGCTGACCGTCTGGTTGGCTGTTACCTCATAGGCCGTGCTGGAAGTGCTGGTAACGGTTAGCGAGGAAGCACTATCCGCTAGATAGCGAGCCAGCATTCCCTCAAGCGCCCGCGCGGCGTTATTGACCGCACTGGGGGCCATGTTCTCAGCCCAGCCTGCATCCGCCGCAGAACCATCGTTGTCGGCGTCCGTCATATTCAGGTCGCTTAACTCAGCCGCAAAGCCCCACGATCCTGCAACGAACAGGGCAGCAAGCAGATATGGAAGGAATTTTTTCATTCTCAGTTCCTTATTGAACCAGATACGGATAACGGCCCCACCATCGGGCGCTGGAATGCGTCAGGCCACGGTTTCTCGGGTTGTTCAAGGTTGACAAGGAAGCCTTTTAGCAACGCCTGTTCAATAATCATCGCGGGCTCCAGTGGTGCGCCTTTAGCGGCAGCGCCTAGTGGGGAGCGTGCGCGTATCATCTCAGAAAGCGCCTTTAGTTCTTTTTTGCTCATGTTGTTGGCAATGGACCGCGCCAACGTGCCAATCGCCATCGGAAGCGTTGCACCAAGCGCCGCGCCAGTGGTGCCAGCCACGTTGCCGCCTGCTGTAGCGCCCAGCCCGGCCAGCAATAGCTGCCCCAAACCACCACCACCACCGAGCCAATTGCCGATTTGCCGCGTGGCGTTTTTTGAACGCTTGCCCCTAACGATGTCTTCAATTGCCTTCTTCTCAGCAGATGAAAACCCGCGAATGCCCTTACGGTTCTTTAGGAATGAAACAAGGCGCTGCCGTGTCGTGTTGTCAATGTTGCGGCCAGAGTTTGCGGCAGCGGCGCGTAATTCCATTATCTCCTCAACTTCAGCAAGCCTGTCCGATCTAAATTGAGCAGCAAAGTTCCCCCTTGATGCCTCAAGCGTTTCTGCTGCTTCCGCCGCTCTAGCTTGGGCTGCAGCACGATCTGCTGGCCCGAAGTCGTGCCCTTGGCGCGTGAGGGCAGGGCCGGTGGCAGCGGGTCGAGCCACAAGATTCGCCGGGTCAACCGCCACATAGAATTCATCAATGGCTCTAATGGCCTCGTTTGCAGCAAAGGCCTCTGTTTCGTCCGGTGAACCTGCAATGCGGTTGAATTGCTTTCTGGCCGCGTTAAGGTCTTGCAGGCGGACAAAGGAACCGGCCTCACCTGTCTGCAACTCACGGAGTAGGGCGTGTGTTTTTGGGGCAAGCGATTCGATGACTGCATTTCGGTTTAACGAGTCCTCTACTGTTTTCGCCATTTCCGCTATCGCGGGTGCCTGATATTCAACGCCCATTCCCGCCGCCGTTTCGGATTGGGCCTTGGCGCTCGCACGCAACTCATCTCGCGTCGGTACGGGCGCAGGGCCGCGCTTGACGCTGCGCCTGCCAAGCACGCCGGTTGTTTGGGCGATTGTTCCAGGGATGCGAGACACCGCGCCCATCGGCGTTGTTACCGCTGCCGCTCCGGCTACCTTCTCCATCGCTTCGGGGCTGCGCGGATCAAGTTCACCGCGCTTAATCTTGCCATACGCTTCCGGCCCACCGAGTGCTAGACCAAGAATGCCGGTTTGAGGGTCAAAATACCGCTTGCCCTGCTCGTCGAATGAAACGGGCCAGAACATGCCGCGCTTCGCCTTCGATGGTTCCGGTGGTGATGCGTAGCCTTCATGCGGCGCGGGCTGCATAGGGTCGCTGTGCAGTTGTTCAATCGTAACGCCTGCCGCCTTGAGATAAGCGTCTATTTCTCTTTCGGGCGCACCAAGATCAATCATGCGGGCAATGTTGCGCTTAACCTTCGGGATATCGACGGGCATTATTCGAGTCCGTACTTTTTCTTCAGTTGTTCCGCATCAGTCGAACCAACGCCCTGCCCTGCTTCCCAAGGACGCGGTTCGTCTGGATATTTCTCGGCAAAGTCGGACATCTCACCCTGCAATCCCTTGTCATAGAGTTCAAAGATCAGATCGAAACTCTTTTGCAATTCTTCAGCAGGCAGGTGCGGGTCAAGCGTTGCGAGGGAGTTAATCAACAACTCCAGTTCCGATTCCGACAAAGCGCCGAAGGTTGCGCCCTGCGCCTTAACTGCAATCAATTCCTGCAAACCAACTTGCGACTGCATGATTTTCATTTTTCTATTGAGCAGGTATTGATCCGATGATGGATCAAGCTCCGCAATCTTGCCGGTTTTGCCGGATGTCCACATTGACCCGGCGAGGTCGATTATTTCCGTTGCGGCCCTTTCTAGGGCGGGCCGCTTGTTGACCTTGGCCCGGATGCTCTTTCTGCGCTGGGGCATCTTCTCGATGTCTTCAGACCTAAGCGCGGCAGCACCCGTTGCCGTCCTTACTGCCCCCGCTGTTTCTGGCGTTCTTTCTGGCGCTAGGGTTTTGGAGACTATGCCAATAGGATCGCCCGGTTTCATTGGGTCAACCGTTCCTATGTAACCGCCAAAGTCTTTGATTTGCGCCGCGCGAACGTAGTTATCGAATCGTGCAACCTCTGGTGAATCCTTGCCATACACTTTGACGAGCCGCTGCCGTTCGGCAAAGTTCTGAATCGGCGCGGCAGCGCGCCCGCCCGGCAGCATCGGGAAATGCTGCCTTCCTGCAAGGTCAGGATAGGCTTGCGCCCACATTGCTTCAGACTGCCCGGCGTCCATCGGGTGCGGTTGATCCCAGTCGATTCCCTGTGCATCCGGCCCGCCGAACAACGCGGCCCGCGCGTCCATCTTGCTAGTGGACTGGGCCAACGCCTGCTGTGCCTGTTTCTTCTGCAACTCGTGCAGTTCCTTGGTCAACGCGAACTGCTGCGCCTGTTTCTTTGCCTGCATGGCCTGTGAGAACATCGGGGCCATTAGCGCCATGCGGTTTGCCCCTGCGGGCATAGCTCCACTTGCGCCTAACAACCCAGCGCCCATCATGCCAAGCATATCCGTTGAGCCGGGTTCGTTCAGCCATTTGAGGAAGTTGTTCGCCATTTATAGGCCTCCCAACAAACCAAGCAATCCGCCGCCAAGAGCGCCGTAACCGGGATAACCCATCATGTTCCCCGCTGACGCGCCCATCAGTCCGCCGCCCAGCAATCCCAGAGCAGGATTGGTATAGGTCTGCGGTTGCGTGGCTTGCGCCGTGCCTTGGCTACCGTAACCGCCACCAATCATGCCCATGTAGCTGGCAAGCCGGTTGATCGGTTCCTGCTGCTCGAAATTAAAGCGCGACATCTGATCTTGTAGCGCCTGTGCCGAAATACCTTCGCGCGCCGCGCCAACCGCGCCCAATGCCGCTGGCGCGTTGTAATCGAGCGCCTGCATTCCACCCGCCTGTGGTAGTGCGCCAAACATGCGTCCACGTTCCGCCTCAAATGAGGGATAGGCCAACTGAGCGCCAACATCCCCTACGGCCCGCAGGTAGTTCTGGTCAGCGGCATCCTGTCGGAAGGCTGATTGCATATTACTTCCACCGCGCCCTGCCTGAGCAAACGCACCCTGTATGCCGGGCCGGATAACGTCCTCGTGCTCACGACGTAGCGGTTGGATGGCACGTTCCGCCATTGCCTCAAACGCCGGATTGCCCTGGTTTAGATAATCGCCGCCAAGCGTACCAAGAATTTCCTGTTGCGCTGCGTTGGTGATGTTCTGCGGTGATAACGCGGCATCTTCCATGCCCTGTATAGAGGCTTCGGTCTGCGGTGAAGGCGGCACAAACGATTGACCGGGGAAATACTCCTGCGGGTCGTTGAACAGGCTCTCTGCCGCCCCAAACCCTTGCTTGAGATACGGCTGCTGCGCTGACCACGGCGCGTTGCTGGTAGCCCGCGTAGTGATCTGTTGAGGCTGTCCGCTTGATTTCATTTTATAGTTCCTTTCCAAACTCGCGCCGGGTTTCGTTCCATCCGTCGCCAAGCAATCTCGTCAATCCGCGCCGCCCTGTAGCAACGGCCCATCTGCATCCCTGTTCTCTGCCCCATTCCTCAATATCGTTGAGGTAGTGCCGCCAATGCACGCCATTCCGCCCGCCAATCAGGACGATGTTCAGTTCCAACCCGCCTGGGTGCTTGTTGACTTCGGTTATGCAAACGCAGTGAACTTCCGGCCCGCTTCTCACGACCCACAACTGCATTGTGCCGTTCATGCAGGCAATCAGCACATCGACATCGGAATACCGCCCGCCGCTGCGCTTCGTTGCCTTCGCTACATGCTTGCGGCACAGCGGCCAAACCGTGCGCACATCAACTTGCGCCATCAGGCAAAGAGTGAACTCAGCCGATGAGGGTGAAGATGAAGGTTCTATCTGACTGAGAATTGTTTGCATGGTTAATTACCGCTGCGCCATCGCTGGCGTTTTGATACGTCTGATAGGCCGTCGCTAAAGCTGCCGCCGCGTTGGCTGTGGTTGGCGTTAGAATCACAACCGTATCCGCGCCAATCCGCACGTCGGTTAGCGTTGTACTCGCTACGCTTGCCGTTAATGTCATAGTCCCGGTGACGTTCATCTTGCCTTGCAGAACGCCGTTCAGAATGGTGGCGATATCGCGCACCCACTCAATCAAACCACGCCAGTCTTCAACATCCGCCCATTGCAACGGGGCGCGGCGATAGGCACTGCGTGCGCTCAAGCGCGGCGATGATAACGCCATTACTGTACGCCCGTACCCGTCGCAAACACCTCGATGCCCTGCGCGTGTGTCCAGCTAGTCGCAGCGGGAACAATCGTCCGCAAGCGGTGGTAACGCCCCTCGACCAGTTGCGACGAAAACCCGGTTGCGTCTACAGCAACCGCGCTGCCGAATGAATTTGACCCTTGCGGTGACTGTCTGCTGCCCACTGTTACTGTGGGCGTGCCGCCGTCAACGATTGGCCGCGCGCCGGTAACTTCCGCCTTCTGTCCCCGGAACAATTGCCGTTCGCCCGTATCGATGGTCGCCGCAAGATTGCTGCCGCTGAAGTGACACAGACGGTTGCTTGAGTTGAACGAACCTGCAATCAGCGCCCCGCCAGTCCACGCCCGTGAATCCAGACTAAACGGCAATGCGTCCAGATCAGTCGTGATGCTATCCAAATCCTCAAGCGTCAGGCCCGGCGTTAAGGCGCGATATACAAGCTGCAAATCTAATTCAGCTTCGGCCCATTTGTTTTCCGCCCAGTTGAACATCCACACGCGGTTAGGCTCGCCCGCCGTTGACTGAGACTCACCGGGGAACGACCACATGACAATCTTGTTGATTGGGTCAATGGCGCTGAACATGCGTCCGATGTAAATCTTGTCAAAGTCCGTGTTGAACTTGCGGTCAACCGCCTTGTGACCAATGGGGATTGTCTGCACCCCGTCGTTCATCATAAACCCGTCATCGGAATAGAAGAACACCAGCCTGCCAAACGCCACGACGCTGCCGGGAATTGGCGTGCCGCGCTTGCGGTCAATGGTGTCAAACTGGAACACAATTGGCGGGCCTATGTAGGACATCCGAGTAATGGCCCGTTCCTGGAATATCAAACCGTACTCAGCGCCGCCTACAATCCGCTGAATCCAGCCGCCTTCCTCTAAATCCTCAAAATCGCCTTGATTTGCTGGCGTGGGCGTGAAATTGGCTGCATCACGATAGGCGCTCCAATGCACACGGTTTGGCTTTTCGCCGTCAGAGGTAGAGTTGATGTTTCCAAGCACAAGAAAGTCTCGCACGACATCAACATGCCGCGCTCTTGGCTTTTCAACGCTTGTGATCAGATCGGCAAACGCGGCCCCGCCAACCGTGATGCTTTGCACCTCGTCATCGTAGTTCGTAGCGATTAGCGTTTGGTCAAACTGCGAAAACTCCCACTGTCCATCTTCCGCCGTGGTATAGGTGGTGCCGGAAATATCCGTTGGCGTGCCTTCCGGGCCGATGGAATAGAGATTGGTCGCGTCGCCCGCGTAGGTCGTCACAACGCCTTCCGTGCCGGATACCGCAACAGCCCCACGCGCCCGCGCCGTTAATGCCGTGGCCTGTGGGTTCTGGTCTGGCAGCGGGCCGTATCCATCCTCTGTGGGCCTTACGTTGATGGCTTCCAGTTCGCCCAGATTGCCCAATGCTGCCATATCAGGCTTCCAGCCCTTGTAGTCGATGATGCTTTGCGGGGCCTGGTCGCTATCGTTGGCAATGGCACCCTGCAGCGCAGCTAGGCGGCGTGACAGGGGGATGGTCATTCTGCTTCCCCTACGATTATGAAAGCACACACCAATATAGGCTCGCTGACATAGTGCATTCTCGTGATTTCATTGTTTTCAAACACAATGTTGTAGCCGCTGATTTCCGCAAATTCCCAGTCGTCATCATGCGCCGCCCAATAAACAGTCACGGGCCTTGCACGTCGCTAATCATTTGTGGGGCCGGGCCTGCGTGGCGGTCTTTCTTGTCTGCCGCCTCCAGCCTATCGCACGCCTCATCAAACAACGTGGCGTATTCTAGTTCCTGTGATTTGTTGCCAAGGAAAATCGCGCACTCAAGGCATGAACCGTAGAGGTAAACATCCTCATGGTCCGTAAGTATGGGATTGACCGCGTTCGCTAGCGCGTTGAGGCGACGGTAGTACACCATCTTGGCGTTATAGGTGGAGTCTGGGCGCGGCCCGAATACAAGATGTTCCGCCTCAATCGTGTATGCCTTGGGACGGGATTGCTGGGCACTTAGATAGCGAGCATAGAAGTTGCCGGGTGAAAGGTATTGTAACTGCCGGATTGGGTCAGCCTGGATGATTATACGCCGCATCGCAATGTAGCGGCTGGGCAGCGGCATGCCGCCAAACGGCACCAAACGAAAGTACGTGCCGTCATAGAAAAACTCGTATTCATGCGCCACAATCAGGTCATTGGCCTCTAGCGCATCGTCATCACCCTTGCGGATGTCCGTTGCCGTCAAACCACTAACCGCCAATGTTGCGGCACTTGTGTTATTGCTTGCCGCAGTTACACGAATCCGGTCTCCGTATGCGTAGGCCGTCCATGCAGTAGAAGGCGTTGAAGTCAGCGCGTTGGCCGTACCGCCTGCCGTGCCGCCCGCCGTGTGGCCTTTGATTGGCAAGTCCACCTGCTGTTCCATCGCTCGGATACTCAGGCGCTTGGCCATACGGTTTTCGCAAAGCGCAATGTTTTCTTGGATGATTCCAGACGTGAGGATGGCGTCACTTGTGCGCCGCAACTGCTTGGCAATCCTTGTCTGCAATTCCGCGTAGGTGGTTATCGCCATTTATAGATCACCGCTTGATGTGCGCCATACGGGTTCTTCGTTCAGCATCCGTTTGTAGTAAGGTGCCTTGTCCGCGCTCGACATCTGCATGAACAAGTGAACCGGGATTTTGTATTCTTGGAGTTTCTTCATAATCGTGACGGGGTGAAGCCTCCCCACCCAGCGCATTGACCTGTCCTTGGTGTAGCCCTTACCCATGTCCTGCCCAGATTTATTCGCGTTGATGAGCGGGTCAAGATCGGATGCGTAGAATCTGACAATGCCTTCCTTGGCCCCCGGTTCCTTGTGGAAGGTGCGGATTGCCTGTCCGCGCGCATCGTATATTGAAACTTGCTCGCTCATTGCAAAAACCCATATCGCCGTGGATAGGTCAGCCGCGTTGTGCCAAATGGAATGTCCACACCGTTGAACTTGAGTAGATTCGTTGGCCCTTGCGGTAGCAGCACTTCAATGCCGCGCCCCTGTGCAAAGCCAATCAGGTAGGCAAGATTGTCATTCTGATAATCATAGTCAGCCTGCGTTGTGCAATCGATGCCCCATAGGCCAATGCGGTCTGCTTTCTCGTGGATTGCCAGCGCCAGCATGTAGGCCGGTGAACTGCCGTACCAATCCTTCTGGTCGTCCCACGGTGCGCGCGGGAAATCCGCAAACACATCTGCATTCACATCGTCAAACGGGTAGGGAACCGAACGCGGGATGTCGTCCCAATGCCGGTGCATGTAGATCGGCCCCCAGTCGATGTAGTCCTGCAACTTTTCCCAATAGTCGCTTGGCCGGTCTGCAGTCGCTTTCTCCAATTCCTCGCGCGGGTGTATCTCAAACAGCCGGTCCATGTCCGGCCAATTCGCATCCCACGGCACGCCCCAACATTCCCAATTTGGATTCTTCCAGGGGGCCATGCCGCTAGTGGACGGGGAGCGCCCGCATATTGCAATCTGCTTCATAGCCAATCCAACTCGTAGCCGCGTTCCACCAGAAACGCCTTCAGCAAGCCAATCTCGCGTAGCTTCTCAATCATCGGCGTTAGGTCAGGCACCAGACCCTTTGTCCTATCCTCGCCGTTCGTGCATTCCGGCCATTCGTTAGCCCACCGCCTGACGGTTTCAAAGTTGGGCCGGAACCGCATGTGTGCCGCCAACCCCAACAACGCCTCGCTCCGCGCCTTAACGCCCTTGCGCGCGATCAAGTCAATCGGCAGATAGTACGGCTTGCAGACCATCGTGTGGATAACCCGCCGCCATGATTCTACCTGCGCTTCCCAATCGTTGTGGCCGCGCGTGAAGCGTGAACGTATCGTGCTGACCGGATCAACGAGCGGCACCACCGTCAAATGCGTGTTGCATAGCTTTTGCGCTTCCTTGGGTGGACCAAGGTAGGCGAAGTGAACCGCTCTGACCTTGATGCTTTGTTCGCCAAGAAACTGCTTTACGAAATTGGTGCCGCTATGCCGGACCGAGAGGCAAAGCCGCTGTTCTATGGCGATAACCTTGTGATGTAGAGAACACCAGCGCCGCCCGCTATGCCGATAACGTAGCGTTGCCCCGGCACCGCCGTTACAACTTCCGTGTCAGCGTGCAAGTGGTAGTATGGCGACGCGCCCATAAGCGTTGCGCCAGTAGACGCCATCACGGCCACCCAGCATTCAACGGTACACGTCATGCGCAGATAGTCGCCCTTGGTGATAAAAGGCGAAGCCGTAGATGCTTGCGAAGTTGAAAGCGTGACGGATGTGGCTTCGACCGCCTTCATATCAATCAGGTCAAGCGCCCACGCCGGGGCGATAAACAGGAACACAGCCAAGAAGGCCGCTAACTTTCTCATGGTGTTTCTCCGTCAGTTCACTTTCAGATAACTAGCCAGCACGCGGAACCCTTCGTCATGCGTGCGCGTCGGCAGTTTGCCGCCCGCGTCAAGCGCCCGTAGCAGCCGCTCGACGTTGCCCGTTCGGACCGCGTAACTGCCTTCCGCAAGCCAAACGCCGGGCTGCAACCGCGCATGTTGCTTGAGCCACACCAACAATTCTTCAACTTCCGCCCGTTCTTCCCGCCAGCGTTCGGTATTCAACAGGTATTCCAAGCGCGTCAGCTTGATCGCTGGCATATGCGCCGCAGCCGATTGCGAAATCCTGTAGGCCCGGTCTGCCGCCTCTTTGGTAATGACCACATTGCCGTGCGCATTTTTGAGCAATGCGCCAACCGTTAGCATCAACTGGTGGCGGTAACGCCGGTCATATGGGTACAATTTATGCGCATCCAGGTTCGCTTGCAGTGCTGCCGGATGCGCAATCTCGATATTCGCCCTTGTATCCTTGAATAGCCGCTCCGCCCGGTAGGACAGCGAAGCAGAATACGCTAAACCTATCCCACCCGCGCAGAGAACGCCACACAGCGCTATTGACTGCAATCTAGGTACTGCCAAGCGCAAAACAGGCCGCTCGCCCTGCATAAGCACCGCAGCGGCGAAGACGACGATTGTTAGTGTTGCCGGATTCTGCAGCGGAAAGCTGATTTGCGACAACCCTGCTGCCACAAGTAACGCCATTCCCGCGCCTATGTCGGCTGCGTCCTTGCGTTTTGTGATAAACCGCCAGATAAGCGCCCCGATTAGGGACAAACCTAGCAATAAGCCAATCAGGCCCGCATCCGCGCCCAATTGCAACAACTCATTGTGCGCCGCGCCAGCAAAAACGCTCGACGGTCGCAACACCGTGTCCATCTCAGGGAAGAACCTGAGATGCGCTTCCTGGAATCGCCCGTATTCGTAGTTGAAGCTGCCAAGACCGTGACCTAGCAGCGGCCTTTCCGCCCAGAGCAGCGCCGAATTAAGGCCTATTTCTAGCCGGTGGATGATCGCCTTTACGACTACGCTTGAAGTTGCCCACCCGCTTAATATGGCGACATTCAGCGGCACAAGGACCGCGAAGCCCGCCGCCGTGTATCTTTTCCGGCGTCCCAACCAAACTACAACCGCAAGCAGGCCAGCGGAAGCAGCAACCCACTTTGAATCGCTCAAATTGACAAACAGAATAAAGTAGAGCGCCGCCAATGTTGCCGGTAGCGCGAACCAACGCAACCACGCAACCGGCGTTTTGATCGCAACCCAAGCCGCTATTACCAACGGCAGCAGCACCAAGAACATTTCCGCTTGGAAGTTCTCATTACCAACGCCGCCGTAAATCAGCGGATAGGCAAAGCCGAACACCGTAGCGCCGCCAAGCGCGATTGTTGCGCCGACGTAAGTAGCGCCGACCAACTGCGCACGCGGTAAGCGCGTCAAGCCAACGTAAAGCAACCAAAGAACAAACACAGCTTCGACGGTCAATAATCCGTCGCGCGGGTCGCTTGACCACACAAGCGATAGCGCTAAATAGCCAATGAAAACAAGGACTAATAGCTCGCTGCGTAGCAATGTAATTGTCGTATTTTTGCACAACGCGAAGGCAAGCAACCCTAGCGTCAAAACTGCCGCGCCATACACAACCATCCAGCGCGGTATTAGCGGACTCCCTGTGCCGATTCCATAGGTAAGGACGGCGAGGACAACCAGTCCCGCCGCCCCAAACCCAACTGCCTGTTTCACCTATTCACGATAGGTTGCACGCGACGTGTCACGGTCAAAGTAGATGATAATTGTTGCATCCACATCGCCCGTACTCGCCCCGTCCGTCGCAATAGCAATAGTGCCACCGGACGCCACAACGGGCGCGCCGCTGATCTGCTGATTAGCGCTTTCATGGTCGGTTGATTTACCGGCCATCGGGCCGCTTGTGCCGACATAACCAGCGCCACCAAGGATATAGACGCCAGACGAATTTACATTCGCAGACGCCATTGTAATTGTCCCGTTAGTGGTAATGGCTATGAAGTCATCCGGCGAAACCGCTGACA